CAAGGACAGGTTTAGGGAGGCCGTCATCATCGGCAAACTCCTCTATTGCTAACATCTGATTGTTTGGTGTCTCTTGCAGCAGCATATCCAGCTGAAACATATCAGATTTAGACCACTCTTTGAAAACCAGAGGCTTCGTTGAGAAGTCAAAATTACAGCTGTTCAAACTTTTCAATGGTTCATCCGTATCTCTCGGGTGTAAGGTGAATTCACCATCCCTCAACTGTTTAACAAACTGAATACATTCTTGCGCACGAGGCAATTTTGTCCATGAATTGCATATGCTTGTTTCATTTGATTCTAAGGACCTTGCCTTTTTCTCATCTTCCAAGAGCTCATTATGATCAACCACCCACTTTTTGCTTTTGTTTATTGACAAAGCTTTAATCAAGAAGTAAGCTGCATTTTCTGATTTATCCAAAGGCAGTTTGCTCAAATGCCTAGTCTTTCTCCTGAATAATTCAGCTTTAGTCAAAAGCTTATTCTCAAATGCAACCCTGATGAGTTTTGATAGTATAATTGTTGCTAAACTATTGTCAACTGTTGTACACTGTGAGAATGTGCTGATGTAAACTAATGTTTGTAATGTAGCCATGTCGTAGTCTGTCTTATACAAGAATCCCATCTCTGCAGCATTAGTATATAATGCAATTTTGCTGTCAACCAAGTCTGATAACATTATTGACCAGTAGTTATCAAGCTCTGCTAAGCCTTCAGACGAACAGCTCAAGTAAGCTTCAGGGTTCTTCAAACACTCATAGTAGATTGCACTATCATAAATCACCAACTGTGTCATGGTATTGCCAGCTATTGACCATTTTGTAAAGAAACCACCCCAGTCTGGGGAATTTGACCTCAATTCTATGTTCAAGTCAGCCACCACCTGTTCCAGATTATTCTCTATATTTTTCCGTGATAGGAGTGCGGCTATATCAGCAATTACTTTGTTTGGTATAAGCTCTGGATCAACCATCAAACCCTCCCATTGTTCAACTAGTTTGACTGTCAGAGGGGAGAAACCTTTAGTTCTGCTAAGAGCAGCAAAGAAGTTCAATTTTCGGCTTGCCATGGGGTATACGATTTCCTTATAAATCTCCGTATTCGTGAATTCTGCAACATCAAAGTCTCTTATTTTATCTATTTTTAGCATATTTCTTGTGTGTTTGTCAAGTTTGACCTCCTCTGTAAACAAAAATGAATTTGCCATCTGCAATTCATTTATCCTATAATCAAAAGCTGCCAGCCTGAATAACTGAGATATACTTTTTATCTTCAGCTTGAATGGAACTTGGGTCCTAGATATCAACTTATCCTTTAAGTAAACCCCATCAGAGACTATATCTATGCACCTTGTAGAGGTATCCTCTTCTTTAACTTTTGCTAGAACGCCTCTTATTCTTGTGATTGTATAAGTGTCAGAGTAAGTAGATATCCTGTCTATTGTTTTCAGCTCTAACAATTCGATAATCTTCTGCAAGATAAAAATATGTTTCATGTCAAGCTCATCAACTGAGGGTACCTTTATCTGCGTTACTACTGAATTGTTGACTGTTACTTCAATATTAAATCCTTCAACCAGTATCAGCAGTTTACCAGCCCCATACCAGTTTGTATCTCCTTGTTTCTGAGAGGTCAACCATGTGTATAGTGTTCTAAACTTAGATATCTGCAAGTTACCTACTGTTGAGTAGTAACGCATGTCATCTATCATATCTTTTGCAAACCCTAGAGA